CTTGGTAATTGTGCACTTTACTTAAACACATCAGGAAAAGATAATACAGCAACTGGACAACGAGCACTCTATTCAAATACTGATGGGTGTAGTAATACAGCTGATGGTGCTTTCACATTATTGTTAAATACATCAGGAGATTACAACACTGCTACTGGTCATACAGCTTTGCAGACAAACTCTACAGGAGGTTGTAACACAGCAACAGGTGCAGGAGCACTTGGCTCTAATACAGGATCTAATAATACAGCACATGGCTTTGGAGCACTTGCTACTAATGCAGCTGGATTTAGTAACACAGCAGCTGGAGTTGATGCTGGTCGTTATATTGCAGATGGTGCTTCAGCAAATTCTACTACTATACGATCAACCTATATCGGTAGTAATACAAAAGCCTCTGCATCAGGAGTAGTTAATGAGACTGTTATAGGTTACGAAGCTATTGGATCTGGAACCAACTCTGTTACTATTGGAAGCAGCCTAGTTACAAAGACAATATTAAATGGTGATGTTGGTATTGGTACAGATGCTCCTAATGAAGCACTTACTGTAAGTGGTAATATTAGTGCAAGTGGTACTGTTAGAAGTACAAATATTGATACACTTACAAATAATGTTAGTGCTTTATATTCATATCTTGTACAAAACTTTGAGTCAAATACAATTACAATAGCTAGTAATATTAGTGATTTTGTTTCTAACTATCCAAAGACTGGTATTGTAACTGGTGATGTTGTAACATTATCTGCTACAAACCAAGTATACATTTTAAGTGATAATGATGGTTCTGACTTGTCAGATTGGTTAGAAGTTAACTTAAAGCCAAATACATTATTCTATAAGCAAGGTATAGTAGACTATAGCGTTGTTGATACTCTTCCACTCTCAAGTGTTAATAGTACAAAGTATATTGTTGAAGTACAAGATAAGTCAGATGGTGCTATATTCTATAGTGAGATTAATGTTGTATCAGATGGTGCAATTGCAATAGCAACAGAGTATGCTCTTAACCATACTACCATCTTCCCATTCGTTGAGTTTGGTGCTATTGTTGTAAGTGGTACTCATATCCAACTATCTGCTGTTGCTCTTGAAGGTAAAGATATGACAGACTTTGTATTCAAAGGTAATAGAAGTAACTTATTCGGTTAAACAACTCTTCTTTTATACATTAAGGTCATACTATTGCATAAATATATGTATGGCCCTTAATACTGACTTCAGAGTCAAACATAGTCTTTATGTAAGTAATAGTGCGTGTTTCGGATCTCAGATCGATACACCAAAAATTCTATCTGCAGGAGACGATTTATTTAATATATTTGCCCAAGTTGGGGTTGCTGGTGGAATTACAGAAGTTACAACCACAGGTGATTATTTAACTGGTGGTGGTACAAGTTCTTCTATTAATATTGGTATTAATAGTGCATGTGCTGAATCATGGAATAATGCTTCAGCTGGTGGTCTTACAGCAGTAACAGCTACAAGTCCTCTCTCTTCTACAGGAGGAATAACACCTGGTATATCACTTGATGCAGCTTGTTCAACTAATTGGAATAATGCTTGGACTACATCACTATCAACTGCTTCATGTGCTGGTCTTACTTGCACTGGTACTACAACACCAACATCTACAGAGACCTTTACAAACAAGTCTGGTAGTAACAACCAATGGACTAATGATGCAGGTTATACAACATGTACAGGTACAGTAGTTGCTGGAGACATTTCAAGCTTTACATCTTGTACTGGAACAGTTGTAGCAGGAGACATTTCAAGCTTCACTAGCTGTACTGGAACTACAACTCCAACCTCTACTGAAACATTTACTAATAAGTCAGGTAGTAACAATCAATGGACTAATGATGCAGGTTATACAACATGTACAGGAACAGTTGTTGCAGGTGATATATCTAGCTTTACATCTTGTATTGGTACTGTAGTTGCAGGAGACATTTCAAGCTTTACATCTTGTACAGGTACAACAACACCAACATCTACAGAGACCTTTACTAACAAGAGTGGTAATAATAGTCAATGGACTAACGACGCTGGGTTTACTTGTACTGAAGGTACTATTACACAAGTTACAGCTGGTGATGGTATGTCAGGTGGTGCTACAAGTGGTAATGCTTCAGTTGCTGTTGACTCTACAGTAATAAGAACAACAGGTGCACAGTCAGTTGGTGGTGTAAAGACATTTACTAGTGACTTATGTGTTACAGGTGCAACAGATTCAAATCTTTTTGTAGTTGATGTATCAGGTGATGGTGTTGGTATTGGTTGTAATAATCCAGGTACATATAAATTGAATGTCGCTGGTGGAATCAGAGCTTCAGGTACTGTAGATATTGCTAACAATGCTGGTACACGTGGCTTAAAGGCTGATAATACAACACCTATGTTAGTAGCACATGTTAGTACTTCTGATGAATTAATAATAAATGGAACACCAGGTGTAGAAGTACCAACAAGGATCCAAGGTGATTATATTACAATTGAACCTCAGAATTTTCTTGGAATATCATCAGAAGCTGTTAGAGTTATAGATGGTGGTAATGTTGGTATTGGTACGACAGTGCCTGATAGTAAGCTTACAGTGGCTGGTGCTATTAGCGCTACTGGTAGTATTAGTACACATAATAATTTCGTATCAGCTGGTGTTAACATTGATCAGCTCTTTGGATCTGGTGGTATTAGCTCTGGTACAGCTTGTAAGCTTACAAAGTATAATGCTGCTGGTACAGATATTGAAAATAGTATTGTAGCAGAAAGTTCTTCTCTCATTACTATTGCTGGTGCATTAAGTGCTGCAACAATATGTGCAAATGATACATTTGGTAACATCAAATATGGTAACGCTGCTTTAAATTCAAATACCACCGGTGGAATGAACGTTGCTATAGGTGACCAGGTGATGGTTAATGCTACAACAGCAGCTGATAACGTTGCTATTGGTCGTTGCGCTGTTGGTTCTGGTATAGCTACAGGTAGCTGTAACGTTGCTATTGGTTTTGAGGTAATGAAATCTGCAACAACAGCATTTAACAATACAGCTGTTGGTACACAATCAATGGCTACACTTAATACTGGTGAATATAATACAGGTGTAGGTTTCAAAACACTCAATTCAATCGTTGGTGGGGATCGTAATTCAGCTCTTGGTGCTAATGCTGGTAAAGCAATCACAAGTGGTTGTGATAACGTTGCAGTTGGTTTCAGAGCTCTATGTGGAGCTGTTACTGGTAATAACAACGTTGCTATTGGTCGTGAGTCTATGAAAGCTGTTGTTACTGGTAATGATAACGTTGCTATAGGTAAGAACGCTCTAGAGAGTAATACTTCAGGTACATGTAACGTTGCTATGGGTGGATCTTTGAAAGGTAACAAGACTGGATCATATAACACTTCAATAGGTGATGGTTCAATGTTTAACGCTCTATCAGGTGACCATAACTTTGCTGCAGGTCAGTATGCTCTATATGACAACTACGGTGGTGACTATAACGTTGCTATGGGTCCTAGTTCTATGCAGTGCAATTCAGTTGGTTCTAATAACACTGCTATCGGTCATCAATCTCTATTCAATAATACAGCTGGTAATGATAACACAGCAGTTGGTGAATGCTCTATGAAGTCTAATGTTAATGGTATTGGTAATACAGCATTAGGTTATAGTTCTTTAGCAGGTAACGCTACAGGTAACTACAATATCGCTATTGGTGATAATGCAGGTAGCTTCTGGGCTGATGGATGCACTTACCTATCTGGTGGTGATGATAGTATGTATATTGGACGTAATACACGAGCTAAAAATAACTTAGATTACAACAGTGTTGTAGTTGGTTTGTCTGCTTGTAGTTGTGGTGCTAATACAACTACCTTTGGTAACACAACAACAACCCATACAGTTCTACATGGTGATGCTCAACTTACTCAGAATGGGTGTGGATTACTTCTTAAATCTGCTAGTGGTTGCACATATTGTTTGACAGTTAATGATGCTGGTACAATTAGCACTACACTAACGCTAGCCAAGTAATCTAGAAGGGTTAAAACCACACTGTAAATATACAGTGGAAAGGGTTAAAACAGGCTTAGAGAGGGTCTGATGAACAGGAAACGGTAGGTTTACGCCTACCGTTCTTTTTGTCTACTGAGTAGTGTATCTATATATCAATACACAAAAAGAACGGGTCCATTTCTGGACCCGCTCTGGTTAGTTTTTATACTAAATTGTTAATCTTAGAAGTATACGGCTTGTGAACCAGGAGTGAAGCTTTCGCCCATTCCTTGAACAATGATAACGTGGTAATAAAGATTAGCACCGAAGATATTGTCAACAACACCATAACGAGTAAGAAGACCTACACGTGGAGCGAAGTCGTTAGGACCGACTGTACGTTGAACCATTACAGGGATGTAAGGGCAATAGATGATACCTGTGTCATAGAACTCAGGTCCTTTATATCCAAGGAGTGCGTACTCAATGTTCTGGTTAGCACTATAAGCACCACCTTGTCCAAAGTTACCACCTTGTACTTCAGTACGGGTGTCGCGATAAACGTTGAAACGTCCACCAAGTGAACCGACTTTAGCGATTCCAACTGGCTGTGTGTTAACATCACCTGCAACTGGGACCCACTGGAACTCAGGAAGCATTTCGAGGATAGCACAAACACGTGGAGTAGCAACAACGAAGTTAGCAGCGCCACGACGGTTACGTACAGCAATGCGGTTAGCTTCGATAATGATACGTTGGTAGAAGTCACGGTTACGCTCAACAAGCCAACGGCCATCAGCAGAAGCTGGGGACCAGATGGAGAATCCAGCACCGAATCCAGCACCAAGAGCGGACTGAATCATGCGCATAAGCATCTCACGGTCGATCTCAGCTTGAATCTCATATGACATAGCATTTGTGATTTCAGCGTCGATGTCGATACCGTTCATGTTCTTAAGGTCCTGCTCAAGTTCAACTGACCAACGAGCGCCGAGGCGACGTGTACCAGCTTCAACAGCAGTCTTTTCGAACTTAACTTCAACCTGAGGAATGTTACCAGTAATCTCAAAAGCAGAGAGAATGTTAGCAACACCACGGTCTTGGTCAGCGAATGTCCAACCAGCAGCAGCGGATCCAACGAGATCGTCAGAAGAAGCACCAGTGAAACGTGTGTCAAGGAGTTGATATCCAAGTTCCTCTGAAGGAACATCACCTGTGAATCCACCTTTGTGCCCACCGTCACCAGTAGCAGCAGATGAACCGTCGATTCCAGAGCCAAGCTCTTGGGATTGGTAAGCATAACGCAAAGCGAATGCAAGACCAACTGGTCCACTCATAGGCTGAACACCAACGATTTCGTTAGTGATGAGCTCAGGGAATGTACGACGAATCATAGGGATGAGAACCTTAGGAAGGCGAGCATCTCCAGAAGCGTAGGAATCAGAGCTGTTAGAAGCATTTGGAGAGTAATTAGCTCCGCTTCCAAGAGCGCCACCAGCGCCGGATGTATTGCCTTCTTCGAGGCACCATTTCTCTTGGTTTTCCAAGAGTACCGCTGTATTAAGACGGGTATTGTCATCTTCGATAGCTTTAACACTGTCGGATGTATAGTCAAGAACAGGAGCCCACTTCTCAAGAAGAGTAGCAGCACGATCTTGGTCGATGAATGATTGTGGTTTATTCATAATTTATAATATTTTTCTTTTTTTTTGTTTTTTGTTTTAACCTTCATGAGACTAAATCTCAAGTTACTCAGGCAGCAAGTGCCTCAATGGATAAAAGAAAAGTTATTCTCCTACTTCATCTTATTCAATCCATCTAGATAAGGATTGCTTTCAGGTTGGTTAGGTGTTACTTTCTCCTCAACGATTATTTTTGGAGCATCAGCCTTAACAGTACGTTGGCTAATGGCTTCCTCACGAATAGCACTCATTTGCTGCTTCTCTTTCTTGTCGAACAAGCGAGCTGTGTATTCAAAATTCTCTTCGATAAACTTAGGGGACTTATCGGATAAAACCTTCTTAAGATAAGATGACTTCTTGTCACTAAATCCTTCAACGCGGCTCTCAAGGAAGAGACCAGCTTTGGCTTTATTATATGATTCTTCAAGTTGAACGTTCTTAGCTTCAACCTCTTGAAGGCGAGCAGTAAGACTATCAATTTGTCCTTTACCATCAACAAGTGCAGACTTAACTGACTCATTCATGAGTGAAGAGTCAACAGCAAGTACACCACGAAGATTTTCAAGAACTGTAAGAGCAGTCTTATTCTTGGTTGCCTCTTCAATGGCTTCTGTTGGAAGTGCCTCGTCGATATACTCTTCAAGGTAATTGGAAATGTTCTCAACAAGAGTATCTTTAAATGAAGATGCACTCTCGTTAATTTCTTTTTCGTATTTCTGAACAACTGAAACTAATTTCTTAGCGTTGTCTTTGTCTACAGCCTCAACAACACGTTCCATCTTTGCAGTATGGTCTTTGTCGATGCTAACAACGAGTTCTTCAAGCTTCTCAGCATAAAGTTCGTCTTGGCTTGTAAGAGCAGCTTCAACAGAAAGATCTACTTTCTCTCTAAGCGCTGTTTCAATTGCGGAGACTGACTCTTCAGTCATAACTTCCTGCAATTCTGTTGGTAGTAGGTCTTTATTCATATTTTATTTAAAGATAGGTTTTTCTGTTGCTGTTTCAATTCTCTGTTCGATCTTATCTTCAACAGCTGACTGTAAATATTTATTGGCCTGGGCGTAGTTTTGTGAAGAAACTGCATCAATAAACTGAACAATCTTCTGTTTACCGGTTGGTTCTTGAGTCTTTTGCTCTTCCATATTATTATTTAGTTAGGGTTAATAAGAAATCTATATCTTATTGATGAAGGTTTTGATTCTTTCTAGTAAGTATTGGTCGATCTCTTTACGTGGAAGCTTCTTAAGTGAACCTTCAAACGCTTCATAAGTCTCTTCATACTTACCATCTTCGGCTAATACCCATTGTTTAGATTCTAGGATACCATTAACGAATGCTTTAGGGTATGAAGGGTCAGCTACTGCATCAATTGCAACAAGCTTCATATTACGTACTGT